AATAGCCATTACATAACCAAGTTTCGGTTTAGCGTCACCATCAAATCTTTAACTACGTCAAACATTTTTTGGTTTACTTGTGCGGCCTGACGGTCATAAGTGGGCCACATGACGCGCGACGGTTGCCCAAACAATGCAGTTAGGTTGCCAATAAACGCTGCACCCTGAGGATTTTTGCCGCCTTGTTTGCCTGCCATGTCAATAATTGCAGCTGCAGGGTTTTTTTGGTCGATGCGAATTACCGACCTACTTTTACGCCCGGTGTCAACAGTTACCACTACGCCTTTACGCGCTGCGGTCTGGTCATAGGGGAATAGTTGGCGGCCTCGACTATTCCATTTACTTGACATACCCGACAACAACTTTGCTGGATACTGTGCCTTTATTGCGTCTGTTGCAGGTTTGGCAATGTCTTTAGCTTTAACGTTAATTTGTTTGCGTAAATTAGGGTCAATGTTTCGCAACTCTTTTAACGCTTCTTTGACCCCAAAAACGGTAATGTTTGTTGTCGTGGTCATTTGTTGGCCGCCTTGTTTAGGACATACACAACAGTAGTGACATCTCGCGTGTCGAAGGGTACATCATGCGGCCAATACCCGGTTGCCGCAAGTATGTGTGCTAGTTGGCGGCGGTAGGTGCCGCTTCCGTAGGGTTTGGGTCGGTCTGGTCGACTCCCTCAATTTCCATGTCTGGGTTGTTTTGCAGCCATTCTTGCCACTTTGTTTCTTTGATTGCGCGGCCTGATTGCTTAAACATAAAGTACGCCCACGCCACCATGTCGCCCATACCTACGCCGCGCCCGTCGCTAATTTTGCGGCCTTCTGTGCGTTCCCATTCGGTAATGCACAACAGGTTGGTAATTACCTCAATGGGTTGGTCGCCCGGCTTAAGGGTGACTGCAAGTTTGATTTTCATAACGCCTTTCTGTCTATTGGTTTAGGTTTGTTATGGGGTCACGTCTTGGCTGAATGTGCCGCCTGTGAACTCAATGTCAATAGTGCTTAGCTCGCCCAAGGCCATGTTTGCGACAGGCAGGTTAGGCATGAAGGTTGAGGTTAGGGTCAGAACTGGATTTGTGGCGCTGATTGCGGCGCTGCTGGGTTTAATTTCTACGGTTACTTGTGTGCCGACTAAAGCCAACAGCGTTGCGTAGGTTTCTGAAGTTGCATAGGAATTAAACAGCGTCAGCGTGCAAGTGTTTGTTTCCAAACCTTTTACATAGGTGCGTGCCAAACTTCCAAAAGTCGTTTCCTCTAGCGTGTCGTAGGCAACCGTCATTACGGCTGCGGTGCATTGGTCGCCTAGCTCGACTGAGCCTACTTTGACGCTGGCTGGGTTAGATAGGTAAGTGCTGGTGGCCATGTTGTTACTCCTCTGGTTCGGTTTTTACTTTACGCCCTTTGGGGGCTGGTTTGGGGGATACTTCGTTGGCAATAGTAATAAAACCGCCTGCCAATAGGCGTTGTGCGTCTGCGTCGCTGGCTGGCGTGTACACGTCGCCGGGTGTGCCGACCCTGCGGCTAACGACTATGTACGTCATGCGGTTTGCGCTTGCATTTCGGCTGTCAGCTCGTAGGCGGGCAACATTACGCCGCCAATTTCTAGGGTGGTTGGTCGACCTGCTGTAATGGCTACGTTTTTGGTTAACACTTTTGACGCGGTGTTTAGCAATGAGCGCATAGCGTCTAAGTTACTTGGCCCAAGGCTAATAATTTGCAATGGGAATGTCATCTTGACAATGTTGTAGTTAAAGGCTGTGAATGACGGTGCGCCAAGCATGACGCAGGGCGGCACAAGGTTACGGGGGTCTGTTACTACTTGCAGGCCTGTAACTGTGCCTAGAAACGCTGCTAGGTCGTCTAGGGCCTCGTTAAACAGGTCGGTAAAGGCAACAGGCATTACGAAGCTGCACAAGCTGGGCGGTCAATACCTAACAGCTGTTTAATCATTGGTGATAGGCCTACGGTTGGCGCTGTTCCCATTTCGTTAAAGCTTGCAAACACGTCTATTGAGCCTCGCGCCCGGTACAGCGCACCGCCCCACATAATCGTTCCTAGGGTTACGTCTCCGCTGGGGCTTGTGGTTGCGCTGTCAAAGTACCCAGCCTCGACACGCCGCCTAAACGCCATTGCGTTAACGGCTGAGGCGCACACGGTTAAAAATGCGGTGTCGGCTGCAGTAGCTGTGCCTATGCCTAACCAATCCTCAATTTGTGTTGCCGTAATCCATGTGCAAGTGACAGTAAACGTAATCGTGCCTGTTGCTGCCGTGCGGTCTACATCATCCGCGTTAACCGCAAACATAACCTGATTGGGTACAGCTACGTCAATGTTGTACATTGGGTCGCCCTCGCTGCCAAGGCCAACGTATTCGTATTGAGGCAGCGCGTACACGGTAAATGTGCCGTTAAACGGTGCGCCTACACCTGCAACAGTAATTGGGCGGTCAACCTCTATTTCGTTGTTAACCAATGTCTGTAGTACGGCGTAGCCGTCTAGTAGTTGCTTAAAACTAACCGTGTAGACGGCCATTGTTTAGCCCTCTTTTGTGTTAGCTAACGACGATGTATTTAACCATGTTGCTATCGGCAATAAATGTTGCAACGTAGCCGTAGTAGCTGAACGTGCGGCCCAATGTGCCGGGTACTTCGACTGACAGCAAGCCGCGCACCTGTTCGTAGAATTCGCAGGCTGAGCCGCGAGCCACAAAAAGTGTGCCGTTTGCAAAGTTGCGGTCTGCAACAAGGTTTAGCCCAAATGGGTTAAAGGTGTTGGCAACCGTAATGTTTGCTGCGCCAATGCCGTTTACGCCCATGAGGCCAGCAGCACCCGTGTACGGGAATACTGGGCGCTTGTCGTTGTCAAGCTGCGAGCCTAATTTTTTCCAAACGTCTGGCGACACAAACACGTGATCTGGCAGGAAGTTTGTTGCGGTCAAAATGTCGGTTGCTGCGTCGTACATTGCAGCAATAAGCGTGCTTGGGTCGTTAGCGGTAACTGTCCATGTTGAGCCTGACGCGCTTGCGCCTGCAGCAATTGCGTCTGCGGCTACGTTGTCGCTCTGCAACATGTATTGGCCTACCAAGTCTTGCAAAATAATTTGCAACGCTGCAGGAGAAGTGAAGTCAATGTCTTGCACCGACAAAGTAACTTGCCCAGCAAGCGTGGTTTTGGTAACCACGTTTGACGCAATAACAGGCGTGGTGGCGCTTGCGGCGCTCAATTCCGTTGACTGCGTTGCAACGCTTGGGTGCGTTGTCCAAGTTGGGCGAATAAACGTTTTTTGGTTTCCGCCGTCTGGCATTGCGCGTGCGCCGATTGCTGCAACTACTGGGCGTATGTAATTAAGGTTTGCAAACACCGGGCCAAGTACTGGCACAGGCAGCAAGCCGGGTGTATCGGTGGTAATCGTGTCACCTGCAGCGGCCTGCAATGCAGTTTGTTTGCTGGCAACAAAATCTTTTACTGCGGCCTGTACATTGCGCAAGCTTTCGCCGCCAATGTGTACGGCTGCCATGTATTCGCCTGCGGTTGGCAGGTCAAATTTGCGCTTAGGTTGCGCTGGCAATGCTGGCGTAGGAATTGTTGCCTCGATTGCGGTGCTGGTTTCGGTTGACATGGTTTTCTCCTCTGTGGTCACAGGTTCATTATGGCTTACGGTTTGGGGGTTTTGGGGGATACTTGCGGCTACGTCAATAATGTTGGCTGCGTCGCCAAATGCGCCAATAGGCACTAGCGACAGCTCAAGCCAGTCAGCAGCCTCAACAATCATGCGTTCTTTTTCGTCGTAACTAAATTTTGTTGGGTTTACGCCTACAGAAACTTGGTCAATAGTGCCGTCTAGGGCCATAACTAGCGCGTCATTGCCAAGGGTTGTAGCACTAATTTTGGCGGTAAACATCATGCCTTCGTCGGTGTCTACCCGTTCGGTGACTACGCCTACGGGCTGGCTGTGGTCGTGGTACATAAACAGGCGTGGCGCTTTGCCGTCGACTGGCAGGCTGCCCGGCTTAAACATAATTTCGCTGCCGTCTGACACGGTGGCAAACACGTTGTACGGCACCGCTACACCTGAGATAGTGCGTTTGCCGTCGCCGTTGGCAGCTGTTTTGTCAACAGTAAAGTCGCCTGCAATAAATTTAATCATGTTGTTACCTCTGCGCTATGCGCTCTTGTGTGTTTTCTGTTGGTTCATCTTCTTTGTCGGCAATGTAGTTTTCGGATAAATAGCTTTCTGCGTCAAACTCTACATAAGTGCCGTTCGGTAAAACGTTATTCATTGACAGCGTTTGGGCAATTGCTTCTGCGTACAGTTTCACGCCAAAAATGTACAGGTCGGCGCGTGCTTGTTGCGCTGACTGGTAAGAGTATGCACCTGTTGCTACACCGACTAAGTACGGTGGCACGTTTGCCAAGCGTGCGGCCTCAAGCGCTTGATACTGGCTGCTCTCAATTAGCAACATTTTGTCTGGGCTGGTTGCTGTTTCTTGGTAATCCAAAAATTCGTTTAGGGCTGCTGTCTGGTTTGTTGCGCGTGCTGCGTTAAACGCTGCTGCTAAATCTGCCAATTCTTGAGCGCTCAAAGGCTCTCCACCCTTTTGGCGCAATACACCTGCAGGAATTGCGCTTGACGCATTGCGATTGCGTGCCGCCTCAAGTTTTAATGCTGTTTCTACTGCACCGGGCGCTGCATAGATTAGGCCTTGCGCTGGGCTTAAAAATTGCACTAGGTCTTTGGGGTCTAGTTGACCGCCATTAAAAAACACTTGTTGTGACGGTGCAAACCAAACTGGGCCAACCATGTCGGTAGTGGTGATTGACCCAGCAGGTAAACGGGTAAACGTTGCTGGGTAGCCGTCAGCTGTGCGGCTAGTTATGTACCAAAACGCGCGACCAAAAAATAGTAGGTCGTCAAATGTCCATGACATAATAAATTGGTATGGCACCGTTGGGTCGGGTCGACGTAGCCAAGTGCGTGGCGCTAACGGCATTTTTTCCATTTCGTCGCCGTTCCAAATTTCGTTGTACATGCGTAATGGCATGCAACCGATAACGCTGGCCATTAGGTCACGCGCCCTGTTAATTGTTGGCACGGATACTGCACGGTTGCGCGCGTCGCCTTCTTGATAGGTGTAGTACTGCCCAATCATGGCTGCACCCAACCCGGTGCTGTTGGGCGAGTACCCACCTGCCGCTGCAGCCTTTTGGGGGGCTGGGCTGATTGCGGCTTTGTTGACGCGGTTAAAAATTGCCATGCGTCAAGTATTACCTACCAGACAGGTGTTGTAGTGACATAGGGGCTGGCTACGACCCGACAGAATGGGATAGTTACCCCTATGCCACCACAGGCAGACTAACTAACTGGCAACGACAAAAAATGGTTTACCTGTCGTTTTGGGTTTGCTGGCTAAGGCGATTGCCCACACGGCGCACCGGGCTAGCTCAATTGGGCCGGGTGAGCGTTGCGACGATAACGCAATGCTGTTTTGTGACCGTACTGCTACGGCCCGTTGCATGTGTTCAGCCAGCATGGTTTCGCCGCTGTGTACCACCATGCCTTGCCTGATTAGTTGCCTTACGGGGTCTGTCCATTTGAGCATTTCGCCGTAGCCAACTACTTGCCTGCGACGTTCTAACGCGGTTGGCCAATGCAGGTCTATTGACGGGGTGACAGCAAACGTAATGTTTGGCTGGTCTATGTAGGGCTTAGCGGCTTGCAACATTTCGGCGTATGTGCCAACGACAAACGCAACGGTTACACAGGTTCGCCCGTCAGGTAGCGGCACGGCTCGTAGCCCAAAGTAGCGGCTTTCGTCGACGCTGTTTTCTATGGCAATTACACCGCCTGCAGGTAAAGGGTCGAGCCACTCTAGGGCAGGCCATGTGCCGGGTTGCAGCCAGCCTTGGTCGCTGGCTACCCAAACGTTTACTGACGCGCGTAGGAATTGTGCGCGGTCTGGGTTTTGGGCTTCGGCTGCGATTGTTTCTGGGGTGAGCGTGTGGCTTAGTGCTGGGTTGCCCCAACCCCAAGCTGCTGGGGTCATTGGGTCTAGGTCGGGGGGCGGTGACCATTC